GTCATGGAAAGAGGTATATATACTTATCTTTGTAGCACAAACTGGTCAGTATGAATTGGTACGGCCATAAGTATCTAGGTCCAGGGAATAAATTGCGCAACGGCAAACCAGTGGACGAAGATGACGAAATAGCCGAAATTCACGATCATTTGTACAATCAAGCTAAAACACAAGAGGATATTCGTGAAGCAGATCGAGACGCAATAAAACATTTTTTGGATTTAAATAGTGCACACGGATATTTGGGAGCAGCTGGATTGGCAGCAAAGTATGGATTGGAGAGTTTAACTGGTGTGTTATATCCAAGGAATATGAAAAGGAAACCTTCAGCTGCGCAATTGAAACAGAGAGAAAAATACGCAAAGGTACAGAGAAGATTAGCTGATTTGAGTAGAGAAACTGGATTATCATTTAGAGAAATACAACAGGCACATAGTAGAGATGCTTGGCGAGATTTAGCTTCTCCAGCTGAAGCAGGTCCATCAAATCAACATAAAGAACACGGTGAGTCGGATAGTAAGGAACAAAGGTATATTGCAAGACCAGATACACCTCCACCAGAAGGACAGGACGAATTGGACGAGAATCATTTCGCATTATTTCAAGATTTGGAGGAAATGCAAGTAGACATGCCTCCAACACAGTCTAGTCAGAATATTCAACGTAATGAAGCAACAGCTTTGGCAGGAAATGGACCATCAGGTGCTAGTGGACGATCTAGTGGTACGACAGGTGTAGGACATATAGTGTCTATACCAAGATCATTACCTCCAGCTCCGATGACATATACATTTCGCAAAACTAGGATATTTTTCAGTTATGGAATAGCTACAAAAAGAATTAATCTAAATTCTGACGATTATTATACTACACCATTGGCATTAGTTCCTGTAGATTTAGCTGGATTTTATCTATCACCTTCAGAATTCAGAGAAATATCTAACGATGCATGGGCAAAAGAATGTAGAGTTAGAATTACACCATTAGGTATACGTACTGCATTTGAATTTGGTGGAGCTGTAACAGGACATACAACAAATGAATTTGTACCTATTGGAATGAAAGCAGTTGGACTTAATTTGAATACCGAAATTAGTAATGTTACATATAGAGATTATGATGATATGTTGCCTAGCGGAATACAAGATATCAATCCTACAGATATAATGGATAGATATTATATCAACGACGATGCGCATGTGAATTTGGTTAGTAGACACGCCATAGGTTATGCTTGTTTCGTTTCACCAGGAAAGAATGGAACACCAGGAGCTTTTAAAAATATTTGTGGACAAATGAGAAAAGATCAACATGTAGATCAATTTTTAATAAATACAGCTATTGGACAACCTATTGTTGATTATAAATATAAATTTAAACACGCTCCTTTATCTATTCCTTTTTATAATGGAACAAATATTCAGAAAGAAAATATGTATAGAGGTGGTCCTCAAACAAGAGCATTTTCGTTAAAAATTTACAAAGAAGATGCAACACTAGCACATACCGAAGGTCGATTAGATCATTTAGATATGTATACAACTACGCCTAAAGTAAATAATACAGAATTTTTAGAAAAAGCTGGACATAATATGATAAGCGGAGGATGGAGTTATCAAGCTCAACCTCAAGTACACGTAGGAATTCAAGCTGTACCTGGAATGAAACCATCTAATGATAATGCTACTTTCCAAAATACATCTGCATATTGGGCAGTAGAAGCTGAATTAGATGTGGAAATTAAACATGGATCGTATTATGCACAGAATATGACTTGTCAATTTCCGAAGAATGTTACGCTTTGGACATATAATAATACATATAACGGATGGCCTACTCTATCTGGATTGACACCAATGTTACATGGTATAACAACAAGAGAGAATACACCTGCTACTAGTGTATCATCTGCAGATACCATTCCACCAACACCGAAGAAAATTTGTCCGGAACCAGGAACATCGTCAACATTTCGAAGAAATCCAAATTCTTCTTTTTCTAAATTAGAATTACCTGTTCAATCTAGACAAGTAGGTGCTGCTGTTGAAGATGTACAAAATAAATCAACGCAATGTAATAATTAATACATTTATTGAAAAATATTAT